GGACTCAGGTATCAGGATCAACGAATAGCTGGACGAGACAATAATGGCTAAATCAAAGATTATGTTTGGCGAGTGGTTGCCAGATCAGCCCGGAGTTTCAGGGGCTGTAACGGATGCGGTGAACTGTTATCCGGTGAGTAACGGTTATGCGCCATTTCAGGGTGAGGCTAATTACTCGAATACCGCTGGTGCTGAGTTGCTAACGAGTTTCGCTGGTCGGTTTGGTAGCGTAATTACGGTATTTGCGGCTAGTGCTTCTAACCTGTACAAGTTTGATGCGGGTGATACGTCACTTGATCCGCTAACGACTACGGGTTATGCAGCCATTGAGTATTGGGATGTAACTCAGTACGGTAACAAGATGATTGCTGCTAACGGAGCAGACAAGTTACAGGCTTATGAGTTAGGGGTTAGCACCTATTTCGGTGACTTAGCGGCTGCTGCTCCACAGGCTAAGTATGTAACGGTAGTCAAAGACTTCGTTGTAGCGGCTAATGTTGCTGGTGGAAACGAGAGTACGGTCTACTGGTCGGACATTAACGATGAGACTGACTGGACTCCGGGTGCTGCTAGCCAATCTGACTTTCAGGTAATCCCTGACGGTGGGGATATTACGGGTCTAGCGGGTGGTGAATTCGGTCTAATCTTCCTAGAGAGAGCGATTTACCGGATGACCTATGCTGGTAGCCCGTTCTTTTTCCAGTTTGATGCCATTTCTAGGACGTTGGGGTGTATAGCTCCGGGTTCTGTAGCGCAGTTTGGTGGTCTAACCTACTTCCTAGCGGATGATGGGTTCTACATGACCAATGGCGAGTCGATGACTAACATTGGCGAGGAGAAGGTAAACCGTTGGTTCTTTGATAGAGTGCAGAGAAGCAACATGAGGTATGCGATTTCTTCTGCTGTGGAACCAATTAAGAAGCTAGTTATCTGGTGTTATCCGCTACAGTCGGGTGGATTTGAGTTATTGGTATATTCGATACCCTTGCAGAAGTGGTCTTACGTCCAGACTACGGCTGCTGCTATCAATACGCTGATGACTGCGACTGTTACGCTGGAGAATCTTGATAATTACTCAGCAAATCTGGATGCTTTGGTGGTTTCGCTAGACGATCCTCAATGGGCAGGTGGTATTTTGATCTTTGCAGGGGTAAGTGGTCAGCGGATTATCACGTTTGGTAACTCTAAAAAGACTGCTAGTGTAGTTTCTGGTGATATTGACGTTGGTAGGTCTACAGTTTTGCTAGCAAAGCCGATTGTGGACGGTGGAAGTGCGTCTGTAGCGGTAGCTAGTCGGGATTTGTTGTCAGATCAGGTACTTTTTGGTGATTCGGTAGCTGCTGATGCTGAGAATAGGTGTTCTTTGCGGTCTAATGGGGAATATCACCGTATTAAAGTGACTGCTACTGGTACTAACTGGAAAACATTGGTTGGAACTGAGGTAGAAGTCGTGCAGCAGGGTACTCGATGACCAGAAGGCTTCAATTCCAGACGTTACCTGTATTTGGTGCAGACCAGAGGCAGGTTGCTGAGGTTGTTCGTGGTGCTATGAATGGCAAAACGAATAACACAGGGGAAATTACCCTAGCTACAGGGAACGCTACTAGCACTACCCTTTACGATGACCGTATAGGCTATGACAGCCTGATATTCTTTGTGCCATTGTCTGAGGCTGCTGAGGAAGATTCGGCTCCTTACGGGGCGTTTCAGGACACCACAGACCAGACTGCTGCTAATACGACAACCGCCTATGCTGTTACGCTTGATACGACAGACTATAGCAATGGAGTTTATCTTTCTAATAGTTCTCGTCTTAATGTCAGGAATTATGGAATTTACAATATTCAGTTTTCTATTCAGCTAAAGAATACGACGAACGACTCTCAGGATACGGATATTTGGTTTAGGAAGAACGGAACTAACGTAGCAGGGTCTAATAGTCGGTTCTCAATGCCAGCGAGAAAGAGTACGGGTGATCCTAGTCACTTGATTGCTGCGATGAATTTCTTTCTGGAAATGAACGCTGGAGATTATGTTGAGGTAATGTGGCGAGTATCTGACGTAGGTGTTTCTATTGAGCAGTATCCTACGAGTACGAGTCCGACTAGACCGTCTATTCCTAGTGCCATCATTACTTTGCATTATGTAGCACCATCAGCAACGACTAACTTATACGTTTCTACTCAGCAACAGGGTGAAGCAACTATTACACATTGGGCAAATGCTACAGCAGACAAAACTTACGGATATATCGTTGTCGGTTGAGTTCCGATACATACCAGTCGATCAACTAAGGAACTGGTGGGGGACTATTAAGCCGGGATTAGAGAAGGTAAAGACTCGGAGTCCTGAGAACTGGATTGTTGAGGACGTTTACACGGACTGTTTTAACCAGAAGGCTATGCTGTGGGTGGTGTTAAAGAACCAGCGATTTGCGGGGTTCTTTATCTTGCAGCCGATGGGTAATGAGTGTCATGTATGGGCTGCTTGGACGTTAGAAAATGATTATCAACTGGTAGATTCAGGGTTAAAATACATAAAAGACATGGCTCGTCAAGCAGGGATGAAATACCTGACGTTTTCGAGTCATAGGCATGGATGGCAGCGTAGGGCTAAGGCTTTAGGTTTCCGTCCTAGACGATGGATTTGCGAGGTGTGATATGGGTGGCGGCGGCGGAACTACAGTAAATAAAACGGAACTTGATCCGGAATTTAAGCCGGATTTACGCTTCCTCATAAATGAGTCTAGAAGGCTATATGAGGGCATGGCTCCTCCTCCTGAGAGTTTGGCTGTTGGTCCATCAGCAGAGACTCAGCAAGCTCTCCAGATGGCTCAACAACGAGCTATTGCAGGTTCTCCGCTACTGCGGGCTGGTCAGGAAGAACAACTGGCTACGATTCAAGGTCGGGGGATTAACCCATTCCTAGCGGGTGCTGCTGAGGCTCTATATCGTCCTACGACAATGGCTGGTCAAGAGGCTATTCGAGGGCTTCAGTCTGAGGCATCATCCAGAGGGCGTTATGGTTCTGGAGCCATGTCACAAGCAGCAGAAAGAGCAGGTTATGGCATTAGTCAGGGGCTTGGTGATGCTTATAAGCAACTAGCATATAGCTCGTCTGAAGCAGAACGCGCTCGTCAAGTTGCTGCATCTCAACTAGCTCCTACTCTTGGTGCTGCTGATTACAGCGATATTGAAAAATTGCTAAGAGTTGGTCAAGGCAGAGAGCAATATCAACTGCAAGATATTCAAGGTCGATTGGCTGCTGCTGACATTCCTACTCAGAGATTGCAACGTGCTGCTAATGTAATCTATGGTGCGCCATTGGAAACGACGACGACTTCTACTCCGCAGGGAGGTAAATAATGGGCGATCCGGTAACTATGGCGATGATTGGTGCTGGCGTAGGTGCTATGACCAATCCTAGAAAGCCTCTACAGGGTGCGTTGTTAGGTGGTGCGTTAGGTGGTTTTGGTGGTGCTGCTGCAACTGGATTTAAGGCTGCTGGTAGTGCTGGAACTGCTGGTCTAGCTGGTGGTGGTGGCTCAGGAATGTTTACGGCTGGAACTCAGTTAGCTAATCCCGCTGCCTCTGGTACTTATTTCGCAGCAGGAACACCCGCAGCAGCAGGATCACTACAAGCAGGTGGGAATGCCGTAATGAATGTGGGTCAGACTGCGATAGGCACTAGTCCTACATTTATGGAACAAATGAGGGGTGGACTTCAGGGTCTTGGTCAGTTTAATCGTGAAAACCCTATGGTCGGTCAGGTAGGTTCTAGTGCGTTCCAGAGTTTGAATCAGCCTCAACCTATGGCAGCAGCACCTACACCGGGATTGTTGAGAGGTACTCCATCTCAGGAACAGCCTCAGCAGTATGCGATGGCAATGCCACAAGTTAGTCTCATCTAAGGTGACGTATGGCTATTGAAGATTTTCTCTCTAAGTTACCTAAAGTCTTTGGAACGACTCCAGAGGTTTATCGTGGGCTATTAGATGCTCCTGAACGGGCTTCTTTAGAAAACAGAGCAAACATTGGCGGCTTGCTAGGCTTTGCTGGTGCATTGGCTCAAGGAATGAGTCCACAAGGATACCGTCGTAGTGCTGCTCAGAACATTCTTACTGCGCTAGGTGCTGGTTATGGTGCTGCTGGTCAGACTTACGATGCTGGTCTGAATCAGGTCAGTAATGTAATGAAGTTGGCTCAGGCAAAGCGTCAAATTTCTGGTTTGGCTGCAATGAAAACGGCTAATCCTGATATAGCTTATCTTGCTGATGTTAGTCCTGATGAATTTGTACGTCTTGTATCTGCTCGTGAGAGAGCAAAAAGGTATGGGCTTTTGACTAATCCTAATGCTGCTCCTAGTGCTGCTACTAATGCTGTGCCTAGTGCTGCTCCTGCTGTTGTTGAGCCTCCTGCTCCTGCTGCTCCGGCTGGTCTAATGGCTTCTGATGGTGGTGGATTTTTGGGTGGCGGTTACGGTAGCGTTGGAACAGGTACTGTTCAACCAGCACCTGCTGCCCCTCCTCCTGCTGTTACGAGTCCTGCTGCTCCAGTACTTGCGCCTAGTGCTGCTACTCCTTCCGCTACAAAAAATATTTTAGTAAGTCCTGAAGATCAAGCAAAATCAGATCGCCTATATGCGGCTGCTGTTGAGGCAGACTTATATGGTGATAAAGCTATTGGGGATGAGTATAGAAGGCAAGCTAAGATTTTGAACCCCGATGAAACCATCACATTTAGAGATGGGTATTTAGTTTCTAGTCGGCGTGGCGTATTAATGAAAGTCTTTGAAACTAAAACTTTGACTCCAGAAGAATCTACTTCATTGCGGTTGCCTACAGATAGAGGACAAGTTTATCAGCGTGATCCTAGTGGGAAAATCTCTAGGATTGAGGGTACTGAGTCTACTGAGTTGGATAAAGCACAACTTATTAAGACATTGCCGGGGCAGTTTACGAATGTTTACCCGACACTCCAGAATAGAGCAAATAACCTTATTGCTAGATCCTCAACATTGACTAGAGATCAGATCAATGAAGAAACTAAGGCTATCCTAGATGCTGATTCTAAGATTCTTGCTGATCTTGACCCTAAGTTGCAAGCAGCAGAAATGGCACGACGTAAGGCTAGTGCTACTGTTCTTTATCCTCCGGGTGCTGTAGTTCCGGGTAAAGAGGGTTCAAATATTGTTGATAAGGAACTGCTGACACTTGGTGCTGGTCGTATGCAGTTGCAAGGGATTGCTCAAAAGTTTGATCCTAAGTATTTGACTGCGCCTTTCAAATTAAAAATGAAAGCTCTTGGTACACAAGAATATCTACTTGGCAAATTGCCACCAAAAGATCAAAAAGAACTAAGTGCCTATGCTGCATTTACTCAAGATGCTTATGGTCGTTTGAACTCTTATATTAACGAGGTTACTGGTGCTGCTGTAGGTTCTGGTGAGGAAGAAGCTCGTATTCGTAAGGGTGTTCCAGACCCACAGAAAGATAGCCCAACTGAATTCCTGTCTAAGTTGCGGAACAAGATTCAGGAAGGTCGTTTGTTTGAGGCTCGTCTTGCATACATTAAAACAAAAGGGTTGAAGAAATTAACTGATGTAAAAGTTGATGATATTCCTAGACTGATGAAAGAAAGAGAAGATCAGATTTTTAGAGAAAATAAATTTGATCCAAAGAATAAAGATCATGAGGAAATTGTCAGAAGGGTATTGGCTAAAGAATTTGGATTACTGGAGTAATCATGGGCGCTACGGAAGAACTGCTTTACTCGTTTCCAGTAAGAAAATCATCAGATCGAGTAAGTGTTACGGATCAGTTGCTTTATGGGGATAGGGCTACGTCTGGTAGACAGGTAGGTACTGGTGAATTTGCTCCGATAGAGAAGCCTCCTGTAGCTATTTCAGAGCCTTCTATGGGTGCTGGTGCTTTGACATCGTTCATGGCTGGTGTGCCTACAGATAAACAGGCTGCTATTCGATTCTTTGCCCAACGTCGAGGTATTCCAGAGAACCGTTATCAGGTCATTGGTGGCGATATTGCGTATCAGGCTGATGATGGCAAGTTCTACAAGGAAGTCTCTGGTGTATTGCCTAACATTGCTTACTACACACCGGATGTATTGGAGATGGCTCCAGACGTAGCTGCTGGTGTGGCTATGGCTCCGGTAGCTATTTCTAGCCCTGTTGGTACTGCGGCTGCTGCTACAACGGTTGGTAGTGTAGCGGCTGGTACTAACATCATCCGTCAGAAGATTGCTGAACGTCTAGCGGGTCAGGAATTTGACGTATCTCAGCCGATTATTGCTGGTCTATTATCTGGTGGTGCTGAGTTGGCTCCTGCTATTCGTAAGGGATTTGTAGAGCGTAGAACAGCTAGAGATATTGCTCAGGTTAATCCAAGCGTTGTTCAATCCTTGCGGTCTAAGGCTGGTAAATACAACATTCCATTGACTCCGGGTGAGTTGACTGGTCTATCGTCATTGCTAGGTCAGCAGAAGGTCATCGGTAACGCACCAGATTCTTCTGTAAAGATGCAGAAGTTCTACAAGGAAAGAGAAGCTAAGGTACAGAGTGCCGTAGATGACTATTTGGGTACGCTTTCTCAGGTTGAAGATGCCGCTATTGCTGGTAACAGGGGCGTTGCTGCGTTAGAGGAGCAAAGACGTAAGCTAATAGCTGATCGTGAGGCTGCTACTGAACCTATCTATACGGCAGCGTTTGAGCGTTCTGTGCCTGTTGATACTGCTCCTGTGCTGAACCAGATCGACAATATGCTAAAGACTCAGCCATCTAACGGTCGTGCTGCTGGATACCTACGCAAGATTAAGGACTTACTGCAACGTCCAGAGATTGATGTTGATGGCAATGAGCTAAAGACATTAATGCCAGAGAATAGGTTGCCAAATCTGCAAAACTCTAAGTTTGAGATTGACGCAATGTTCAAAGAAGATGCGTTTAGCTCTTTGGATAAGACTGTTCAGGCAAAACTATCTGCCATTAAGGAAAACTTGCTTACCCAAATGGGCAAGGATAACCCTGCTTACATTGAAGCGAATAGGGCATTTGAGCGTTTTTCTCAGCCTCTCAATGAGTTCAACGAGCGTATAACGGGCGTTTCCTTGATGCAGATGTCACCAGACAACATCAAGAACTTTTCAAATAGGATATTTGCTAATCCTAGTCCGGGAACTATCCAGTACGCTAAGAAGCAGATTATTGCTGGTGGTGGTGAGGAAGCATGGAACGCAGTTACTAGGGCTTTCCTAGAGGAACAATGGACACTTGCTAAGAAACCTGCAAAGACTCAGCAGGGAGCTAAGTTAGATACCGGAAATACTTGGCAAAACATTATCATTGGTGATCCGAAGCAGATGAAGGCTATGCAAGCAGCTTTGTCACCGGATCAGTTCAAGGCATTGCGTGACTTGGCAGAAGTCCTAGAGGCTGCTGGTAGGGCTAAGAAACTAGGCTCTGATACAGCGTTTAACCAGTTGATTAACGAGGAACTGTTTAAGAATCCTCCGGTTACTGGCGTAACGACTGGCATTGCTAGAACTGCTGGCGTTGCGTTACAGCCGTTGAACTGGGGCAAGATGATTTCTGATTGGGCAATTCGGCGAGATGCTGCTGCAAATGCAGGAAATATTGCTAACATAATCACAAGTCCAGACGGTATTAACAGGCTTAAGGAATTGCGTCAGATGTCACCTACTTCCGCTAAGAGATGGGCTGGTACTGCTCAGTTGTTAGCTGATTACGGAATACTAGAAAGCAGGGAATAATCATGCCAAAAGACAAAGTTAGCGAGTGGAGTTCTACGGCTGCAAACAATAGCGATGTGGGTGGTATCAACATCGCTGAAGGCATGGCTCCTAGTGGGGTAAACAATGCCATGCGTGAAATCATGGCGCAGATCAAGGATATGCAAGCCGGTACAGACGGAGATTACTTCGTTGTCGGAGGTGCATTTACCGCTACTGGAGCCGCTACGTTCAGCAGCACGATGTATGTTGCTAACCTTGCTACATTTAACAATAACGTAACTATCGGCGCATCGACTACGAATAGTCTGACGCTAAATGCGGCTACGATTGTTGCTCCTTCTGCACTAACGGTAAGCAGTACAGGGGCTATTAAATTGCCTTCTGGAACTGATGCACAACGTCCTACGGCTGCTGCTGGTCAGATTCGATATAACACCGATGCGGGTCGATTTGAGGGCTATACGACAGCATGGGGTGGTATTGGTGGTGGTGCTACAGGCGGTGGAACGGATGAAGTATTCCAAGAAAATGGCAATACTGTTAATACAAGTTATACAATTACGACAAATAAGAACGCTATTTCAGCAGGGGATATAACTATTGCCTCTAGTGCAACTGTGACTGTTCCTACTGGTTCGCGTTGGATAATCGTGTAAAAGGATCAAATCATGGCTTCTTTAGTTCTATCAGGCGATACATCCGGCTCGATTACGGTATCTGCTCCAGCGGTTGCGGGTAGTACGACACAGACGCTGGTGAATGTCACAGGTACGTTAGCACCGATTGTGAGTGGTACGGCGGTTGCATCAACCAGCGGAACCAGCATTGACTTCACAGGCATACCGTCGTGGGTAAAGCGGATTACGGTGATGTTTCAGGGCGTAAGTACGAACGGTTCTTCCGGCATACTGATTCAAATTGGCGCGGGTTCCATAACAAGCAGCGGTTATTTGGGAAGCGGATCGTCAATTGCCTCAACTGTTGGCTCTAGCAACTACACAACTGGCTTTGGTATAGGGCAAAGTACCCAAACCGCAGCTTTTGTTCGTCATGGCATGGCATCTTTAGCTACACCGGCAAGTAATATTTGGTTTTTTAATGGGCTACTTGGGCAAAGTGATGCAGGGCAAACGCTTATTGGCGGTGGAACGCTTGCACTTGGCGGCACCCTCGATCGCGTCCGCATCACCACAGTCAACGGCACAGACACCTTCGACGCTGGCACAATAAACATCCTTTACGAGTAAGAGGTAAATCATGGCTGGAACTGTTGTCGCAGATACGCTACAAGCCGCTAGTACTAGCACCTTAGTGCTAAAGAACGGTGTAGCTAATACGCCTCCTACGATTCAGGATAGTGCTGGTACGCAGATTGGTACGTTCTGTCTGGCGTGGGTGAATTTTAATGGTACGACTGTTACGAACCCTGCTTCGATGACTGGTGTTCGCGGGTCGTTTAATGTATCGAGCATTCTGGATAACGGCACAGGTGACTATACGGTGAACTTTACGAATGCGTTGCCTGATGCAAATTATTCTTTAGTTGCTACTACTGAAATAGTTCCGACTTCAAGTTCTACAAGAAGTGGTTATACATTTGGCATAAAATTTGGAACAACACCAACCGCAAGTAGTGTTAATTTATTGTCAAAAACCGGCTCAAATACCGCTGCTAATGCAGCAGAGATAGACACAAATTACGCAAATGTTGCTGTTTTCCGCTAAAGGATAAATCATGAACCAACGAATAATTTTTCCTAACGACAATGGCGGCGTGTCGATCATTGTGCCAATCGAATCGTTTGAACTAGCCATGCGTGACATTCCTAGCGGAAAGCCGTACCTAATCGTTGACGCTGCTGACATTCCGACAGACCGCGAGTTCCGTAATGCGTGGACTGCTGACTTTACTGGTGCAGAGGTGAAAGCATGATTGTTATCGACCTAGACAAAGCCAAAACCCTGACCAAAGATCGGCTTCGTGCTGAACGCACACCACTCCTAGCTGCTCAGGATGTGCTATTCCAACGAGCCTTAGAGTCGAATAGCGACACCGCAGCGATTGTGGCTGAGAAGCAGCGTCTACGCGACATTACCAATCAGGTAGATGCTTGCACGACTACCGATGAACTAAAGGCACTATCGTGTGCTGTGGTTGCTGAAGTAGTGCCAGAGCCTACACCAGAGCCTGTAGTGGAACCTACGCCTGAGCCAGTAGCAGAGCCTGAGCCTACACCTGAAGGAGAAGCATAATGACTGTCACGATTAACGGTAGCGCAGGGGTTACCACGAACAGCGGTGCGGTGTATGACAGCTTGCAGAGAGGTACTGCGGTGTCTGCATCCGGTACGTCGGTGGACTTTACGTCGATCCCTAGTTGGGTGCGTCGGATTACGGTGATGTTGAGTGGGGTTTCATTAAGCGGAACTTCTAACTATGTGTTTCAGATAGGTGCTGGAAGTATTGCCAATACTGGTTATCTTTCAGGAGCAGCAAGTGTTTCTACAACAACGTCAAGTACAACAAATGGATCTAACGCTGTAACTACTTATATAGTGACTGGTGGTTATACCAGCACAGCAGCTAGTGTTGCATCAGGTCATGCCATATTTACAAACATTAGTGGAAATACTTGGGTTGCTACTGGAATTTTGTATGTGGATGGTGCTGGTCGCATGGCATATTTCGGCGGCAATATAACTCTTTCTGGCACTCTAGATCGAGTCCGCATCACCACAATCAACGGCACAGATACCTTCGACGCTGGAACTATCAACATCATTTATGAATAGTCATGGATAACCTAATCTCACAATTTGTCGTAGGTCTTGGTGGTATTGGTGCTGGAGCTTGGGCTATGTACCAGAAGATCAAGGCTGATAACCGTAACAATCATGCTGCTGACGTTACTGGTGCTGCTTGGGAACAAATAGTTACGGCTTTGCGCGATGAAGTATCACGTTTGTCAGAGCGTTTGTCTGCTGTCGAGGAACAAAACCGTAAATGCGAGGAAGCTAACCATGCCTTGCATAACGAAATCATTAGCATGAAGAAACAGCTACACCTATTCTGATGTGATCGATCCTGCGAGTATAGCTCTTGCTTATAAGGCTTGTACCACAGCAATCGACCTCGCCAAGAAAGGCGTAGACCTTTACAAGCAAATAAAAAATACTGGAAATGACGTAAGTGGCGTATTAAAGGACTTAAAGGAACAATATAACAAGATCGTTGATCCTAGTCCTGAGCAGAAAAAACAATATAACGAAGAAGTTAAGAAGGTTCAGGAAGTAGCCAAGGCTGTACCTGATGATGTGCTTAACGATATTTGGTCTAACCTTGGTAACTTTATTGACCAGTACGAAGCATTAGCAAAGATATACATCCAGAGTGAGGCTGAGGCTAAAGAAGTCTATAGGGGTGATTTATCGTTAGGTCGTAGGGCATTAGAGCGTATTAGATTGGAATCTAAGCTCAACGAGATGCTGGCTCAGGTAAGGGAACAGATGGTCTATAACACGCCACCAGAGTTAGGGTCAGTATGGGCTAGGTTTGAGAAGGCATGGACTGATATACAGAATGAGCAAGCCGAAGCACTAGCGATAGAGACGAGAAAGATTCAGGCGGCTAGATGGCAACGAAGAAGGGCGATAAATCGTCTCAAGGCGCGTCTGATTTACGTTGGGGCAGTCGTGTTTACGGTAATGTGGGCAACGGGTCTACTGTGGCTAGTAACGAAAAGCGCGATTCAGAGGACGTACCTTGGTCTTTGATTACAGTAGTCCTAGCTGTGATCTTAATGTTCTTTATCGTAATGCCTGTACTAGCATTTATGTACTACGATATGTATTATGCAACTCAAGCAGCCGTTATTGAGGTTCGCAAGATGAAAGAGTTACGCAAAGAGATACAGATTGAGAGGATGTACAGTAAATGATAACTCTGGCACAGTTCAAAAAGTTTGCTCCTAACACCAAGTATCCGCAGCAATGGTATGACGCACTCTTTAGCAAGCAGGATGAGCTAGGAGGTAAGTCTCTGCTAGAGGAATACGAGATCAACACACCTAAACGAGTCGCTGCTTTCCTAGCCCAATGTGGTCACGAATCCGGTGGATTTGTCTTTGTCACAGAGAACCTGAACTACTCTGCATCAGGTCTACAGCGGGTATTTCCTAAATACTTTCCTACCCATGAGATTGCCAAGCAATACGAGCGCAATCCTAAGAAGATTGCCTCGAAGGTCTATGCTGATCGTATGGGTAACGGTGATGAAGCCTCTGGTGATGGGTTCAAATTCCGTGGTCGTGGGATTTTGCAGCTAACGGGCAAAAATAACTACTTTTGGTTTGCAGCTAGCCTAGAGATTACGCCTGAACAAGCTGTTGACTATTTGGAAACATTCGAAGGAGCCTGTCAGAGTGCTTGCTGGTTTTGGAGTGAGAATAAACTCAATCGATTCGTAGATGCAGATGATTTTAAGGGCTTAACTCGCGCTATTAATGGCGGTTATATAGGCTATGAGGATAGGAAACATCATTATGAGATTGCTTTGTCTATGTTTGGTTCTAGCTCTTAGTGGCTGTGATAGGTTCCGTTATCCCTGCCAAGACCCTGAGAATTGGGAAACTAAGCAATGCCAGAGACCCTATTGTTCGGCAACAGGAACCTGCCCGGATCAGTTGACTAAGCCAGAGGAAATTAAGGATGAACCCGCTAAAGTTGATAAGCCAGTTCCTTGCAATGACGCAGGAGCAGCACGATGCCGTAATTAAGTTCTGTATCGCTGTAACCTTCTGCTGTACGGTCATTATCATGGTCGGAGTATCGCTTTATAGCGTTGTGTTTGTAACGCAGCCTATGAACGGTATGGCTCCAGCGGATAAGCAGTTCTTCCTGATCCTATCTGACATGAGCAAGTATATTCTTGGCTCATTGGCAACGCTCCTAGCGGTCAAGGGTAAGGATGCTCTGCCTCAGTTTGTGCCACCTAATCTGTCCACAGAGAAGGAACGGTCAGATACGCCTACTCCACCAGCACCTAAGTCGCCTAGCCCTATACAAGCCCGTATAGAGCCTTCTATAGCCCCTGTGACGAGCCTTAAAGAGAAACCCGAACAACCACCTCACCCGGAGATCACATGATTATCTACCTACGCATGGCTGTTACCGTTCTGCTAAGTGCTTTCTTGGTGTTCCAGATTCATGCTGCCGAGACTAAAAAAGTCTGTCACGTTGAGAAGGTTAAGGGTGGTAAAGAGAAAGAAGTCTGTAGAGAGGTTAAAGTCCATAAGAAGCTCGACTCGACCAAAATACCGTCTAAATGAATCCTTACTTTCTACTCGGTTCCTTGGTTGCCGTTATCGCGGCAGCAGGTGCAGGATATTTTCAGGGTTCAGAGCATGGTCAGGCGAAGATACAAAACTTGTGGGACAAGGAAAAAGCCGCTCAATATGCGGAATATGCCAAGGGTCAAGAAGCGGCTAGGGCGAAGGAACAGGAGCTACAGGCAAATGCAGACCGATTAAGACAGGAGAAAGACCGTGAAATCCGTGACCTTAATGCTAGGACTACTGCTCTCACTAACAGCTTGCAGCACCGTCCAAGCTCCTCCCAAGCAGGTTCCGTGTCCGGTTCCACCAGCACTAGACCCGGTATCTCAGGATGTTCTGGAAAAGACCTTTTTAGAGAAGATGCAGAAAGTCTTGTCCAAATAGCAATAGAGGCTGATACCCTGAGACTCGCGTTGAAGCAATGCTATGCACAATATGACTCACTCAGAAAGTGAGTCCTGAGCCTCTGTAGCGATGCTAGAAGCCGTTTTTATTAGCTGGTCATAGGACAGACCACCCTTAGCAATTAAACCGCCCAAAGCGGCTGCAAAGAACAGGTTCCAGTCATAGTCTCTGGAAGGCTTAATCTCAGTTTCTTTGTTCCACTTAGGATCATCCGGGTTCTTTCTAGGTCTGCCCATTATTGCCCCCTTGCGCGGATAGCGGCACTTACATCGTTCTCAGGCATCTTCAAAAGCCACGCCATTACCTTCGCACACGCTTCGCGCTCTGCTTTTATTGCCGCAGGAAGAACACAGGCTTCAAAATCATCAAGCCCATCCTTATGCCCTTCTGCATACACAAGGGCGGCAAAGCGTCCAAGCGTTTCCCATTTCACAGGCTCCTGATCCCACGGCTTAGATATTCCAGCCTCCCGCGCCATGCGGATAATGTCTTCTGTGTTCATCCCTGTCCCCTTGCGCGGATACGGGCTAATAGCGTAACAAGAATGCAATAAGCCTCATCCTCAATTTCATCATTAATTTCAGCGTTAATCTCTTTCGCACACGCCTCGCGCTCCTCTGCTGCAACTAGCTTGGCAAACTTCTCAAGGTGGTTCGCATCCATAACTACGCCTAATGCCATCATCCCGTGAAATAACTCGTTATCTTGGATGATTCGGTTAATTTGCTCTTTGTTCATAATTTCCTCTGGCAACTAAATGCCTGAATATCTACTCTAAAAGCGTTAGCAAACTTACAATCTGACGCTATCCTAATCTCAGTCTGGATTGCTCCTACGTTATAACCAATTACGGCTAAAACAATAGCGACCATCGACTTAGCCCACCATGTATTGACCATAGCTATAACCTTTTGGAGTTCTTCAAGCATCTTTGACGAATACTCCTGTGGCATTGAGGTAGCCCTTTCTATCTTTAATCTGTTCGTATGCTGAAGCAAAGCATTGTTTCAGATCGACATCTTCAATAGCAGCCACCATAGTAAGACATACAAGAACGTCGCCAAGTCCATCGATAATTCCGTCACGATCTCGTTTGGTAATCGCATCTGCTAATTCCCCCATCTCTGAGAAAGCCTTGAGTAATTGAGTTTTACTATCTGAGTTCTGCACGATTCCTCTAGCCTCCCCCCATCTAACGACTTCAAGCTCCGTAGATTCATAGCTCATATCAATGCCTTAATCTCTTTCACAGGGATATCAAATGTCTCATGGACAATCAGGATAAACGCTGGCGTAATCGCTGTATGACCGTTCCTGATCTTGCTGATAGCTGGCGCACGAACACCCATAGCCAAAGCTAGATGACGGTCATTCTTAATGTTGAATCTCTCTTTCAGAAAATCTAACAGTTTCATGGTTTCCTCTTAGGTTAATCCTCGTCTTTCCGAGGTGTCCGCATACTCACAATCACGGGAGACAACACGAAGGAGGTCATTGCGTATGCTGCTAGGGTTACACGCCACCACTAGCTAGGCGTTAGGAGTAATCGCTGCGTCTAGTGGAATTCGTCGGTGCGCTAACATCGACCTAGTATCCGCTTTCCTCCATAAGGGTGAGGTACTCGCTTATCTATCCTTCCAGACTCACTTGTCTGTAAATAAGTTTTCCCCCGTAGATCAAAACGGCGTATCACTAAGATCATCATCCTCAAAATCATCTACAACCTTTTTACGAGCCTTAGAAGGCTTAGAGTCCTTTGGCTTAACCGCTAGAGAAAAGAACTTAGAACCGTCCTTCTTAGACTCTTTAAGCCAGCCTGAGAGCCAGTAATCCGTACCGTCAATGTTCAACTGACCACTATAGTCAGGATGACTGTCAGACTTCTTATTCAGGTTCTTACCTAGTGTTCCGCGATTCGTATTGTCGTATTCCATGTTTTATCCTTGAGCAAATTTCTTAATGGCTGATCGTTGCTTACTATCCAACTGTGACCAAAGTGCAGTTTTCCAGTCTGCATCTAGTTCCAGAGAATTGATGTACTCGACTGCATCTCCGACCTTATCCTTATGAATCATCATAATGATGTCAGCCGCATAGCTCTTAATCTCATTCTGAGATTGCTCGTCTAACGTATCGAATACGTCTTTGGTGACTGGTTTGGCTGATTTAGGCTCATCCTTACCAGTCGTAGCGTCTAGTGCATCGTGTTCACAGATCGCTAGAGCCATGACCAACAGATAACGAGTGATATACGTTATCGATGCTCCGAGGTTCTGGACTGGATGACAGCCTTTAAGTTCAGCCGTAGCCATAGGGCAAGTGAACTTAGCTATGCCACCTTTCTCAAAGTCGATAACCTGCATTGTCGCTAGAGTATCTGTGAACTCTAGGGTATGAGATAAACCGACTTCATTAAAGATAGAGTTGACCGTAGGTAGGAAGTCAGCAAGCTCAAAGTAACGATAGCCAGCAAATTTATTGTGACCAGACTTCTTTAGCTCAACGTTCTGTAACTTGACACGAGCTAGTTGAAGTTTCTGGTAAACATTCATCGAGGTCATATTATTTATCCTTGAAAGAATTTCTTATTGAAAATGATATTGTGAGATTGTGATTCCTGAATAGTTTGTACCGTTGCAGCCTCCTTTTGCTCTTTGCGAATACGATCAAAAGTCTTGCGAATGTTCGTCTTGCCCGAAGGAACATATTTAAAGTTCTGGTCTAAGATTGATGGAAAAACCTTCTTCATGCAAAGCTGTCCATTAGCAGGGAAAGTAATAGCATACACGCTAAGACTACTCCTGCATGGCGGTCTATGAAGTCAGCTAACTTATCGTCTGGATTGAATAACTTTCTCATTGGTTGCCTCTTTCTAATTCGTCTACGAGTTGAATAACTGCATCAGGTGCGTTCTGTATGGCTCTGTATGCCATAAAGATGATTTCTTTATCCGAATCTGATGCTGCTCTACGTTCTACTCTATCGATTAGTAACCGGAGACAGTACACGATCTCAGCTAGTTGCCAGTTACTAATCTCTGCTTGACTAGGATTCATCTGCCTTCTGCCTCACGGTCTTTCATTTCCTGATATAGCCAATCACCGCGATCACGTTCACGATCTTCAGCGGATTCGACGTAATCGGGTAGATGCGATTCTTTAACCAGTCGATTAACGATACCGACCAAATGTCTACGGACTGCTGCTTGTAGTTTGGCAGCATCAAACTGGAATATGGCACAAGTCTCAAGTAATAGGCAGAGTTCTTCCTCTAACCGTTCCTCACGCGACTGATTTTGTGTATCCTTGAAAAGGGCAGTCAACTCACCGGGGAAAGCATCTTGTAACGTACCGATGAGGAACTGCTCTAGCTCTTGCTTGTCGTTCATATTTAATCTCCTAGTGAATACGGCAAAAAGATAGTAAAGGAATACAGCATATTTCTAAACAAAAACATTTCTATAGAGAACTGTATCTCAATAGAAACTTTCTATAACGAAACCTTACCATCTCTGGCAGAATTATGGCTAAGAAAAAAGACTTACCAAAACAGCAACCTAAGCAACCGCAGTTATTGCCCAAGACTTCACCGCGAGGACAACCGATTGGACAGCAAAGATTCAAAACCCTTACGTCGCGGGTTAGAACGGTCTGGCTCGGAAACGATTTATAACTTTGCAACTAAGTTATGTCCGGGATGTAAGCGAACTAGGTCAGTAGCTCAGTTCGTGAATAACGATTTATGCAGGAGTTGCAACCTGCGTAACGTTAAAGTATGATTTACACACGCTTGGCGGCGTGTTTGGGTAAGCCCTAGCCGGGACTCTGCTGGTACCCACCAGTCCGCCAACACTAGACCTGCAGTCTGGTGAGAGTCTCGCCTAGGGCTTTTTTCATTTGAGGAAAGCTATGAAATTAAAGCATACACTCGGAGTTGAGTTTTCAGTTACTGGAGAAGGTTTTATTTGCCTTAAACAATTTTCTTTAGAGACACAACGAAATATCTATCTTTACATCACATTGGATCAGTTTCAACAGATGCACACTTGGGTTCATTCGAACGAAGGGTATATCAATGAAATTTGGAATAATGGGATAGATATTCATACTGAAGAAGAAGTATAGGTGGTCACATGAAAAGACCATCTTTCCAGTTCTATCCTGCTGATTGGTTGCGGGATACTGCGCTCAGGTCATGTTCTACAGGAGCAAGAGGACTGTGGATCGACATGATCTGCTATATGCATGAAGGTAATCCTTATGGACACCTGAAGGTTGGCGATAAGGTTATCCTTCCTTCTAACCTTGCTCGTATGGTTGGTGAAACCTTAGAGGTTGTTCAGGGTTGGTTAGATGAACTCAAGGTAGCTGGTGTTTACGACATTGGCGATGATGGGGTCATCATATCCAGACGAATGATCCGTGACGAAAACCTAAGAGAAATCAGGGCAAAAGGCGGGAAATTAGGTGGCAATCCTGCTCTTATGAAAGGCGATAAGGTTAACCTTGACGTTAACCACAAGGTTGAAATTGAGGATAAACAAATTCCAACCCCTTCATCTTCATCTTCATCTTCTAATAAAAAAATAATTATTACCTGTCCTGAGAATGTTTCCGAAAGCACATGGAATGATTTTGTTGCGTTAAGGAAAACTAAGAAAGCTCCAGTTACACCTACGGTGATTGACGGTATTGCTAAAGAGGCAACAAAACTTGGATGGTCTTTGGAAAGGGCTATGCAAGAGATGTGTACTCAAGGCTGGCAAGGTTTTAAGGCTGATTGGTTAAAGCCTAAAGACCAGAAATTAACTGAGACAGGCTTTGCAAGGAGACCACTATGATTGGCGATTTCTTAAACAAGCTTGAAAAAGTCCAAGGTAAACGTGGTCATTGGGTAGCCTGTTGTCCAGCGCATGAGGATAAGCGTCCTAGCCTAGCGATTACCGAGACTGACGATGGCAGGATTCTGCTGAAGTGCTTTGCTGGCTGTAGTGCTTACGAAGTGGTTTCAGCCGTAGGCATGGACTTGACTGATCTGTTTCCTAAAGATCAATCTTTTACACCCCATAACGGCAATAAACCTGTCAAGCGTCCTTTCTATGCCACAGACCTAATGAAAATAATCCATTTTGAAGCCCTTATTACGTCCATAGCGGCGTTTGATATGGCTGAGGGTAGGCAGGTATCAGACGGTGATAAAAAACGGCTTAAAACGGCTTTTACGCGAATTAACGAAGCGATGGGTTATCTATGAATTTTCGTGCAGACCTTGAGCGAGGGATTGCTGTAGAGCAAAAGGTACTAGCGATTATCAGAAAGAAACACCCATGCGCTACGTTGATTGAAGGTTTCAAGGGTTACGACATTTGGATACCGGAGATCAGACAGGGGATTGAGGTTAAGTACGATCCGATGTCAAACGAGACAGGGAACATCGTTGTAGAGATAGAAATGTCAGGAGTTCCGTCAGCATTGTTTGCGACTCAAGCAACGTGGTGGGTTTTTTACGACGGAAATGTATTTGCTTGGATAAAGCTGAGAAACATTTTTGCTTGCATCATCCTGAATAAGCTGCAATATGTAGAGTTCGTTGGTGCTGGCGACAAGAATCAAAAAAAGGCGTTTTTGATACCGAAAGAGTTACTTTTTAAGTATGGGAAAGTTGTAAAGGAAAACGATGAAAGAAAGTAAGTTGATTGAGTTAGGCTTCTCTGAAGTATCACCGGGGTTTTGGGTAGGCAGCGTATTTGCGTTAAATAAACTTTATCAACAAGGGAGACAGGATGAGTCTGGAACAGAGAGCAGCGGAGCTAGACGAAGCGAGGAGATTGAGAGTTATTAAGAGCGATTCTATTGACGTAGAGAAATATCTCCATGCTAACGATGTAACCATAAAGGTTAGGCAATGTAGGGATTTCCTAGACGCAATTAAAGAAAACTATCTAAGTACGACTAAAAATACAAAAATCCTACTGCCTTGGACTAAGACGCATGATTCTTTTGCGTTTAGATCGGGTGAGGTGACTGTTTACGCTGGTTCTAACGGTGGTGGTAAGTCCTTGCTAACCGGACAAATCGCGCTGCATCTAGTGAAGCAGGGTCAAAAGGTCTGTATCGCATCGTTTGAGATGAAGCCTGTCAAGACGATAGAGAGGATGCTCAGGCAGTTTGCAGGTGAGTATATTGATGATCCGTTAGCGTCAGACCGAGAGGCTTACATCACGAAACTTCTAGGAAGATTAGAGAAATATACGGCTGACTCTTTATACTTTTACGATCAGCAGGGAACTACGTCACCAGACAAAGTTATTGCAATGGCGAGATATTGCGCTATGGAATTAGGTGTTCAGCACGTTTTTATCGACAGCCTGATGAAGTGTGTGCGAAATGAGGATGACTTTAACGGTCAGAAGTCTTTTATCGACGAGCTAACGGCATTGGCTAGAGACCACAATATCCATATCCACCTAGTCCACCATATCCGGAAACAGGCTTCAGACGAGGTAACTCCGAATAAAAACGACCTAAAAGGCTCTGGTTCCATTAGCGATCAGGTTGATAACGTCTTTCTTGTGTGGCGCAATAAGAAGAAGGAAAACCAGAGGAACCGTGGCGAACAGATAGATGAGTCTCAGGGAGACACTTACCTAATGAACGAGAAACAGAGGAATGGCGAGGCTCAGGAGTGGTATCAGCTTTGGTATCACCAAGCTAGCCAGCAGTTTGTTGAATCGGCAGGATCAAGACCTATGGACTTTGATAACAATGGAAAATTTAGAGATTGAGCGATTTAGGTGTGAAGTGAGGCAAATTTTGGCTTGGAGAACCGCAGACAGGGATTCAGCACTAAAGTACCTGAGCGTTGTCCGGCAGAAACGTGGCGATAAGGTAGCTGACCAGCTAGAGATTGTGTGTAAGGATCAATGGTCGAGAGGAAACCGAGGCAGAAAGGGGGATTGGCGTGACTAGAGATGACACTATTAGGATGGCGCAAGAGGCTGGTGTTTCTAATGCAAATGATGTTTGGTTAGCCCACCTTGATGGGCTTGAACGCTTTGCTGATCTTGTCTCTGCTGAATGGCAAGAGAAGTGCAACACTTACATGGAACTACATGACGCTGTGGTTAAAGATTCTGACAGGCTATATGCGGCTGTAGCCAATCTCATCCGGGTCAAGGGTCGGCATAACACAGAACTTGCTTACCAGAGGTTAATTGCTGCTTACGATAAGAGGGAAAACAATGGTCTTTAAGCGCGTGGACAATAACCAGACCCAAATCGTCAAGGAATTGAGAAGGCTAGGCATGGAGGTAGTCCACTTGCATACTGTCCATCATGGCTGTCCGGATATTCTGGTGGGTTACAAAGGTAGAAACATTTTGTTAGAAATAAAGAAAGACGAAAAAGCCAAGCTAAGTCCGGATCAGGAGATATGGCACAAGATGTGGCGAGGTCAGGTAGCGGTAGTGTCTAACCCACAGGCTGCTATCAAGGCTGTAAGACTTGCCTGTAATGAAACTATTGAGGAATGATTCTTGATAGAAATAATTGTCTAACACCCATTAAATGTTTCTCGATAGAATTTCACACATGGACACAACGACTGTGTTCCCTACTAGGAGATGAGATATGTCATACCAAATGCACCTAAACAAAAGCGGATCAGGGTTCACCAGCAAAACGGCTTGCGGCAGAAACATCTTGAGAACGCCAATGTCGGTAAATTGGGAAGAATTCAAAGCCGAACGCGAAGAACACAAGTGCTTGAAGTGCAGAACCAGCAAACAAGCCGAAGTAAACACTAAGATGGATTTAAGAAAACAAAGCGTCTAAATACCGGGGGAAACCCCGGTTTCTACTATGAACTCAATCGATCCTCACGAAGCAATCAACTACATGATTAAGAACGCCAAAGCCTACGCACAAGCTAAGGCTGAGGTGACTTATCTGGAGCAGTATCGTAAGTCTAAGAAGGCTATTCTTTTCGCTAGTGCGATGGGGAATACCATTGCTGACAAAGAATCCTACGCCTATAGCCATCCAGAATACTTAGAGCTACTGGAAGGTCTTAAAGCGGCTGTAGAGGAGGCTGAGAGGCTGAGATGGATGCTGGTAGCAGCACAGGCTAGGATCGATGTGTACAGAACTCAGGAAGCTAGCAATAGGTCATTAGACCGGATTACTCAATAGGAGGAAATATGAACGAGATAGACGATACCGAACTAGCACAATGCTGCTCCTGTGGGTTTGTGGACTATTGGGATGAGATTCCAAAGGGCAGATGTCCGTGGTCTGAGGATTACCTAACCGAGTGTCCTGAGTGTGGTGAGGTTGATAATATGGCTGACTACACGGTAGAGAGGGCTGAGAGGATTGCCAAGCTGAAGGAAAAGAATGGTTTTTAGAAATAAAAAGCTCTTAGAGATACTAAGAAACTTTCCTTGCCAGCATTGCGGAAAGCAGGATGGAACGGTAGTCGCAGCACATTCAAACCAGTTGCGAGATGGTAAAGGAAAAGGTATAAAGGCTAGTGATTACAGGGTCGCTAGCCTTTGTTTTATGTGCCATGCGGAACTCGATCAGGGTAAGAATTTAAGCAAAGCAGAACGTCTAGAAATGTGGGAAGAAGCGCATAGAAAGACGATAGGTTTGCTTTTTGACAATGGACATTTACAGGTGATCCTATGAAAAAGATGACTAAGGCGCAGAAAAAGGTCGGCAAGGTTATGGGTGAGTACAAGGAAGGCACTCTCCATAGCGGTAAGGGTGGCAAGGTAGTCAAGAACCCTAAACAAGCGATTGCCATTGCTCTTAGCGAGGCTGGAATGGCTAAGAAGGGTAAGAAATGAAGCCCGGACTCTATGCCAACATTCACGCTAAACGTAAGCGCATTGAGGCTGGCAGCAAAGAGAAGATGCGGAAGCCGGGATCAGAAGGTGCGCCTACTGCTAAGGCTTTCAAACAAGCTGCTAAGACTGCTAAGGGGAAGAAAAAATGATGAAGAACGGAAAGAAGATGTCCGACAAGGAATTGCTAAAGCAGTATCTTGAGGACGAGAAAGAGAAGAAAAAGAACGGTGTGAATGAGATAGAGATTGAAATCAAAATCCCTCTTATGGGCAAAAAGAAGGGTAAAAATGGCAAAGACTGAGGCTTGGCAGCGTTCTGAGGGTAAGAACAAGAAGGGCGGTCTTAACGAAAAAGGTCGCAAGTCTTACGAAGCTGCTAATCCCGGTTCTGACCTAAAGGCTCCAGTCAAAGCTGGTGACAATCCCCGGAGAGCGAGTTTTTTAGCACGCATGGGGAATATGCCGGGGGCAGAGCGTAAGCCTAACGGTGAGCCTACTCGGTTACTCCTGAGCCTGAAAGCATGGGGAGCTAGTTCTAAAGCTGATGCTAAGGCAAAGGCTAAAGCCATTTCAGCGCGAAATAAAAAGTGAGTCATCAGAGCCAGCTAGACTTTGTAGCGATGGTTAAGCGTCGCTTTCCTCAATTCTTTTCCGATAAGAAAGTCCTAGAGGTAGGTAGTCTGGACATTAACGGTTCAGTCCGTCAGTTCTTTGATAACTGTGAGTATCTAGGCGTTGATTTAGGCGAGGGCAAGGGAGTTGACCTTGTTGCCAAGGGAGAGGAGCTAGACTTTCCTGACAAGAGTTTCAACGTCGCAATATCCTGTGAGTGTTTCGAGCATAATCCTGAATGGGTCAAGACGTTCGAGAACATGGCTAGGATGGCTTCAGGGATCGTTATTATGACCTGTGCTACGACTGGCAGGGCAGAGCATGGAACGAGGCGTACAAGCCCACAGGATGCGCCATTTTGCGGTGATTACTACAGGAACCTAACGGAACAGGATTTCCTAGAGAACTGCGACATGGACAGGTTCCTACATTACGAGTTCAGCAGTAACTCTAATCCAGCAGACCTATATTTTTGGGGCTTATGCAAGCCATAGTCATATGTCATGTAAGCAATCCGGGTATCTCGGTATTGCTAGAGAGCATCAAGGTATATGCACCTACCATCCCGGTTTACATTTATAGTGTTGACGTTGCCAGAGGAGAGAGATTCAAGCGAATCCTTCCCAATGTTATCGTCAGACCCAATACTTGTCGAAATTTTGGAGACTCATATAATGAAGCCATCAGCGACGTTTTTGGAAGGATCGCAGTCGATTCATTGATTGTGGCTAACGATGACGTAGTGCTGAATCCTCAAACTATTGAGTTATTGGGCGAGGACAGGCTGATTTTGCGGGAAAATGCTCATAAAGTAGGATTTTTGGGAGCAAGAAGCGACTATGTATTGCCAGACCAGAACATTAGGTTCCCGGTACATGACGATAGGCGGCAAGGATTGTATTGGGCTAGCGAGGGGCAGATTAAGGAAACGGCTGTCATAGCACCAATATTTGCGACGATAACGAGAGAGGCTTGGAAGGTAGCCAAGTTTCCTAGCACGAATTGGTATTCAGATAATATAATCTGCCATGACCTGCAAGAAGCGGGATTTAGGCATTTCGTAAGCAGGGCGTATGTTCACCATGCTGGATCACAGACAGTAGGGATGGACTACAAGAAATGCCATGAGGAGCCTAGAGAGTGGATCAAGGCTCACAGACCGGATATGTACGGGGTAATTTATGGCTGAGTTTCGAAAGCTACCGACACAAGCAGAACTCCAGAATATGCTCTTTATGGAGCAGATGCGGGTTAAGAATCCTCAGCAGATTGCTCAGGAGGCATTGGCTAGCGGTACGACAGTAAGTCCTATTCCAGAAAACGTATTCCAGAAGATTGCTGGTGGTGCGAGAACGTCTGGACAGTTTGTAAACCGTATTGGTACGGCTGCTGACATAGCGAAACTGTTTCCGGGTTACAAGCCTCAGACTAAGGTCACGATTCCAACAGGATATAACTTTGCTCCGAAGCAAGCTCCTACGGGTGAGATTATTCCCGGCGGGTTGCAGACTCAAGATGCAAATTTAGGTCAGGTGCTAGGTGCGATTAAACCTGCTGATGTTTTAGGTCTGACAGGGTTTGAAAAAGCGTATACAGATGTTGGTTTAGGGAAGGCTCCACAGCCATTAGACGTACTCGACGTAGCAGCGGTAGGGTATTTGCCAGCTAAGGCTGCAATGACTGGTGCGAGGGTTGGGAAAGCTGTTTTAAGCGGGGTAAGGACTGGCATGAATAGTGCCTTGCCTTCATTCGGAAAAGGATTAAAAGATGCCAAAAACTACCAAATCTCAGAAGAAGGCGGTTTCTACAACGTCACTCCCCGCCAGCTTGCAGAAAGCGGAGATGCTTTTAAGCAAGTACAGGGAATCGGGTTATACCCCGGAACTGCCGCTACCACCAGAGGAAAAGGACAAGCTATATATGGCTTTGATGAACAAGAGGCGAACCGGCAAGTTCTTGCTCGACTAAGCAATCCGCAACAAAATCCGTTACTAAACGTAGCAAACAGTTACACGCAAAGCATTTTAGGTAAGCCGTATGATCTAAATTTGAAGATGCCAGAAGGCAGTTTGGCAAAACAAAGTGGCATTGGTAGATCGTATGAGATTATGGTTGATGCGTCGAAGCAACAAAAAGACGCTGTATTCAATGCTTATGCCAATGACCCGGAATTTGCACAAATCATTCAGCAATTCAAGATTAAAAATTACGATGATTTGGTTGCAAAGTCATACCAACAATTAGAAAAAGAAACAGTAGACCAATTTAGGAAATTGCCTTTCCGTTTGCAATTCCACAGAGGTGAAGGGAATTATCTTGATTCTCCTGAAGCTGTGCGAGATATGCTTCTGCATGGCAACCTAACAGTTTACAAAGGTGGAGACCGACACGAATTTCTGCACAATATCGATAAGGAAACTGGCTTAAACAGTAATGAGATGTTCCGGGCTGTGCATGATGCGTTCGGTCATGGTATTCGAGGGAATAGCTTTGGCGCGTTAGGGGAAGAAGTGGCGTGGGGTTCTCATGCTCAAATGTATTCACCTTTAGCAAGAATTGCGATGACTAGCGAAACCCGTGGTCAGAATAGTTTTGTCAATTACACGCCAATCAATGCTCGTTTAACCGAAGCAATGGAACAATTAAGAGAAATTCAATGGAACAAAAAGCGTGAGGGGGATATTGGTGCGGTAAATGAAATTGGTCAGCTTTTGAGAGAAATGGGGAACGACACAAAATATGCAAAACAGGCTTCACTTGTTCTGCCGCCTGAGTTTACAAGGCTGGATTTTGCAGGTGGGATGCCGGAATACTTACAAACAACTCAAAAAGTACCGCTAGAAACTGCGCCAGAGGCATTAACTCATTTTAGTAAACAAGCAGGTTTGCTTGGGCTTGATCCAACAAAATACGGAACAGGGATCAAAGGTGAAGAAGCTAGAAGACTGGCGCAAACAAGAAACCCTGTGATTGGAAGAAGTTATTTTTATCGAGGGGAGCCGGGATCAGTAACGCCAGAACCCGGACTAGGAACTAATATATATACAGCAACATTGCCAAATTTATATGATATTACTGCTGATCCATTAAGTTTAGGGCGGTTGGCTAATATCCGTAATGTGACAAGTTATTCTGCAAAATATGGACAGGGTAGACGAGATGAGCCGCAGATGTTGACAGACTTAGAGCGTTTAACGAAAGAATATGGGTATGGTGGTTTACTTGATCCGTCAAAGGCTATCGTATGGAACCCAACAGCGGTTAGACAGGTAAAGTAATGCCGAACACTATTGGAGCTATCGAAACTAGCTTATATTGGCAAAAAGTTGTATTAAAGCAAACTCATAGCAAAGAGCAAAAAGAGAGAGCGCAAAGAGCGATTGAGCGTTTAGAATTAGAACTTGAGCAACTACAGCAAGACACCGAAAGGTATTGCAATTATGGAAACAGAAGAAAATAAAATAGCCGAAGAAAAAGAAAATGGATTCGGCAAGGGTAGACCTAAAGGAGCAGTAAACAAGTCTACTAAGGTCGTAAGAGAGGCTATTGCAGAGCTATTAAGCCGTAATAGTCAGTACATGGACAGATGGCTACAGAGGGTCGCAGAGGGCGATGAAGTCTTAGGCATGAAGCCTGATCCTTACAAGGCATTGGACATTATGCTGAAGATGAGTGAGTACCATATCCCTAAGCTAGCTAGGACAGAAGTAACGGGCAAGGATGGGGAAGCTCAAGAGATGGTTATCAAGTGGGGAGGAAAGAAATGAGTTACAAGCCGACTAACTGCCCTATGTGCAGCGCATTTCTGGTCAGTAATAAGTGCCTTAACTGCGGGTATCAGAAGTATGCAGTTCGATGATTTAGAGCAGTTCAAAGACTGGTGGCTAGTCAACAGACCACTAAACACGCCAGACATAAGATCATTAACGTATGTGGCAGAAACGCATGGCGTAGTTTTATACAGGCAGGGCTGTTACCAAGTTGAGATGTTTTTAGTTAAGCCAAATTCAGAAATAGAGCCGCACATACATCCAAATGTAGACTCATTTGAGGTGTACATAGGTGGCGATATTGATTTTATGTGTAATGGTCAATGGTTTGGGCAGAACATGATTGGTGATTCAATCAGGGTTTATCCGAATAGTTGGCATGGTGGGAAGTTTGGTGATAGAGGTGGTTGTTTTATTTCTGTCCAGAAATGGCTAAATGGAGTTGAGCCAAAGTTTGTAGGGGATGACTGGGTAGACCAGAAGAACACAGGTTCCTATAAAGAAAACAGGCAAACGTAAAGTGACTGAGATTGTCATAGATTATGAACCGAGGGTTCAGCAGCTAGAGATACATGATGCCATTGAGCAGCATCGTTTTACTGTGGTGGTTGCCCATCGTCGTATGGGAAAGACTGTTAGCGCAATCAATCACCTTATCAAGTCCGCTATCGAGTGCGACAAGCCAGACCCACGATTTGCCTACATTGCGCCTACCTACGGACAAGCCAAGCGAGTAGCGTGGGATTACCTTCAGAAGTACACCAGACCACTAGGAGCTACCTACAATGTCTCTGAGCTTCGTGCTGATTTCTTTGGGCGTAGGGTTAGTCTTTACGGGTCTGACAATCCTGACAGCTTGCGTGGTCAGTATTTCGATGGCGTGGTTATCGACGAAGTTGGCGATCAGAATCCGAGAATATGGAACGAGATCGTCAGACCTGCTCTTGCCGATAGGCTTGGGTGGGCTTGCTTCATTGGTACTCCTAAAGGCAATAACCATTTCGCTGAACTAGCGGACAGAGCCAAGTCTGAGCAAGGCTGGAAGTTCCTAGAGTTCAAGGCTAGCCAGACGGGAGTCCTGCCCGACTCAGAACTTAAAGCTGCCTATCGTGAGATGGGTGAGGACAGGTATAACCAAGAGTTCGAGTGTTCCTTTAACGCAGCGGTTGAGGGGTCTTACTATGGCAAGCTCATTAACGATCTTGAGAGCAACGGTCGTATTAGCGACTTTCCTACTGACGGTCTGTGCCGTAGCTTCGTTGCTTGGGATTTGGGCATGGGTGATTCGACTGCGATATGGATTGCACAGATTGCCGGGAAAGAGGTCAGACTCATTGATTGCGTAGAGAATCATGGCGTAGGTCTAGACTGGTATGTCGGCTGGTTGAAGGATAACGACTATGGGAAGTTTGACCAAATCCTGCCCCATGACGTACAGGTTAGAGAACTCGGAACAGGCAAGAGCCGTAAGGAAGTGCTGGAGGAAGCTGGACTTAGCATCACAGTCGCTCCGAGACTTAGCGTTGCCGACGGGATACAGGCTGTGCGACGTATGTTGCCGAGATGCTGGTTCAATCCGAGAACCAAGAACGGACTAGATGCGCTACGGAACTACCGTCGAGAGCATGATGAGCGTAGACAGATATTCTATGAGAAGCCTCTCCACGATTGGTCATCACACTTTGCAGACTCGTTTAGGTACTTAGCGATTGGTCTTGACGAGACAGATACTTCATGGCAGACATCGTTGCCAATTTCGACTAAATGGATTGTATAATGAGCAAAACTTAGGGGTTTGCTATGAAGATGGACGAAGGGCAGATCAAGAGTATTCTTGAGAATGAAATCGACAATGCGATTGGCTATGTCGATACCGAGACTACCGACCAACGTGCTAAGGCACTAGAGTATTACCTGCGTTATCCCTATGGCAACGAGGTAGAAGGTCGTAGCCAGATTGTGACGGGGGAAGTAGCCGAAGCGATTGACGGGTCTTTGCCTCAGCTAATCCGTGTGTTTACCACCACAGAGGATATTGTTTCCTTTGAGCCTCAGACTCCAGAAGATGAGGAGTCCGCTAGACAGGCTACAGACTACTGTAACTGGGTCTTTTACCGCGAGAATGACGGTCTAATCATCCTGCACAACTGGTTCAAAGATGCGCTGATGCAGAAGGTCGGCGTAGTCAAGGCGTACTGGGAAGCTAAGGAAGATGTCAACAAGGAAACTTACAAGAACCTGACTGAAGATGAGTTAGCTCTGCTTCTTAGCGATCCTGCTATTGAGGTGACTAGCCAAAAGGTTGAGATGCTTGATGGTGGCGTGGATATGATGGGGATGCCTATTCAGATTCCTATGTACACGGTCAAGGTCAAGAAGGTTAAGAAGTACGGCTGCGTAAAGATTGAGAACGTACCGCCGGAAGAATTCCTGATTAGCAAGTCTGCACGAACCATTGAGGATAGTCCGTTCGTAGCTCACCGTCGTTTGATGACGCGCTCAGAGCTAACGGCTATGGGGTTCGATAAGGACATTGTGGAAGGTTTGCCTAGCTATGATGACCTTCAGTACACTCCTGAACGAGTAGCTAGGTTTTCTCAAGGTGAGCAGCCGGATGAGAACATCAGCCTTGACTACACGATGCAGGTGGTTGAGGTCTACGAGTGCTATATCCAGATTGATGTGAATGGCGATGGTATAGCCGAGCTACGCAAGATTACCTATTCTGGCAACGAAATCCTCGATGACGAGGAATGTGACCTAGTTCCGTTCCACAGTCTCTGCCCTATCCCGATCCCGCATAAGTTCTTTGGTCAGTCGTTGGCAGACCGGACTATGGACATCCAGCTTATCAAGTCTACTGTTACGAGACAGATGCTTGATAACCTGTATCTGACGAACAATGCTCGTATTGCTGTGGTTGAGGGTCAGGTTAATCTGGATGATGCGCTGAACGCTACGCCGGGTGGATTGATCCGTGTGAAGTCGGGTGGTGCTATTGCGCCTATTGAGGTTCCTGCTGTAACGGCTCAGGCTTTCCCATTGCTTGAGTACATGGATGGCGTTCAGGCTAAACGAACAGGTGTTAATGACCAGCAACAGGGTCTTGATCCAGATGTACTGAACAATGTTTCCGCTACGGCTATTGCTGCGATGATGAAGTCTAACTCTGGCAAGCTGGAGTTAATCGCTCGTATCTTTGCTGAGACAGGCGTTAAGAGCTTGTTTAAGGGGATTCTGCACCTATTGGGCAAGTATCAGGATCAGGCAAAGATTGTCCGTATGCGTGGCAAGTTTGTGACGTTTGACCCTAGATCGTGGACTAACCAGTACGACGTAGCCATTAACGTTGGGTTGGGTTCAGGGGATCGTGAGCAGAAATTGGCTATGCTCCAGATGATTATGGGCAAGCAGGAGCAGATTCTGACTCAGTTCGGCGCAAGTAATCCGTTGGTTAGCGTTGCTCAGTACCGAGATACATTGGCTCGAATGATTGAAGCGGCTGGTTTCAAAGATGCTAACGCTTTCCTTAATGAGATTTCTCCAGAGTTGAATGAGCAGTTGTCTCAGCCACAGCCACCAGCACCAGATCAACAGGCAGAAGTAGCTCAGATGTTGGCTCAGGTAGAGCGTGAAAAGACCGAAGCTAAGACTCAGATCGAGGCTGCGAAGCTAGACCTAGAGCGTCAGTCGTTAGAGGCTGAGTTTACCCGTAAGGGCATGGAAATGAGCATGAAAGCCCAACAGCAAGAGGCTGACATGAGGATTCGTGAGGCTGAGTTAGCGGTTAAACAGCTACAGGCTATCTTAGCGATGGACTTGGCTGATGAGGATACGAGAGCTAAACAGGCTGATATTGTCCTGAAGGCGATCAAAGAGCTAGGGAATCTGACAGCGTGAACGGGCTTCTACACGACATGATTCAGCAGGGTATAGCCTCGTATGGGGCTAGATACGCTGAGAGTCCTAGTGAGCCGTTATCGATGAAGGGTAAGGGTTACTTTGGTATGTTGCCTAGTTCAGAAGGTGTCTCGACTGAAATCTCGGCTACTAACGATCAGGGTATGAGTTTCCCGTTGCTAGTTCCTACGCTAACGCAGCAGGAGGTTAATTACCTGCTACAAGGCGGTCAGCCGACTGAGGACATTTACAACAAGGCGATGATGTTTGCTCAGTCTCGTCAGGCTAGCGGTCAGAGTCCATTCGCGGAACCGACTGAACTGCGTATGCCTGTTGGATTACTGGAGAGCAGATGAGTAAAGCATACTGGGCTGAGATACTCCTGAAGGACGAGAACTTTCAGCAAATGATGGAAGAACTCCGGTCGCAAGAGATTGCCAAGTTCGCAACTAGCGATTATGGTCAGGTAGAGGTTAGAGAGTCTGCTTATCGTCAGTTGAGGGCATTAGAGTCGATTGAAACGTATCTCGAAGGGTTAGCGTCAGACAAGCTAATTGAGGAGAAGCGGTTAAAGATTTTGTAACCCGTTTCGGGCGGTTCCCGATATAATTTAGGAAAGAAAAGATGAGCGATACTCAAGGAACGACACCGGAATCCGGTAGTCCAGAGTTGAATGTAGGTAGTGCAGCCGACGCTATTTTGGGTCTTATGGGTGGGGAAGAAGGCTCCGAACAGGAACAACCTGAATCTCAAACCGAAGCCAACGATAGCGAAGCCGAATCTGAGGAATACGAAGCGCAAGCAGACGATTCTGATGAGGTAGAACAAGAAGATGAGCAGGATGAGCAAGAGGAGCCTCAGACGTTCCGGGTGAAAGCAGCCGGAGAAGAACGTGAGGTAACCCTTGATGAGCTTATCAAGTCTTATCAACTTGGCACAGACTATACAAAGAAATCGCAAGCCGTAGCTGAAGAACGTAAGGTAGTCGAGGCTGAACGACAGCGCATTGAAGAAGCCAAGTACCTACGAGACCAGTATGCGGAACGGTTGCAGGTTATCGAGCAGATGCTCAACCAGCAGCCAGAGACAGAGAATCTGGACTATTTGAAGGAAAACGATCCTATCGGTTATGCCGTTAAGGTCGCAGAACTCTCTCAACGGGAGAAGCAGTTAGCTCAAGTTCAGGCTGAACGACAGCGAATTGCACAGCAGCAGGAGCAGGAACGTCAGGAGCAGCTAGGGTCTGTGATACAGGCTGAGGCTCGTAAGCTGGCAGAGGTTATTCCTGAGTATGCTGACCCGAAGCGTGGTGATGCGATGAAGCGGGAACTTAGGGAGTTTGGACTCAAACTAGGATTCTCTGAACAAGAGTTAGCGGGAGTTTATGACTCTCGTGCAGTTCTAGCGTTATACAAGGCGATGCAATACGATAAGTTGCAAAGCTCGAAACCTGCCATCACGAAGAAGGTGAACGAAGCCCCGAAAGTTATGAAGTCGGGTGTAGGAAAGAGCAGAGACAGTAACGAGGAACTGAATAAGTTAAAGGCGCGAGCAAAGCAAACCGGAAGGGTTGCTGATGCCGCAAGAGCATTTGAACGATTCTTATAGGAACTATCATGCCTACATTTACAGCACATACCGCGATTGGTCAGCGGGAAGATTTGACCGACATCATCTATGACATCTCGCCTACTGAGACTCCTTTTATGAGTTCGGTTGGAAAGACTAAAGCAACTGCCGTTTATCACGAGTGGCAGACTGACTCGTTGGCTGCTGCTACGACTGGTAACGCAGCGATTGAAGGTGCAGATGCTACTTCGGCTACTCTGGCTCCTACGGTTCGTCTTGGTAACTACACTCAGATTATCCAAAAGACCGTTCAGGTTTCGGGTACTCTGGACACAGTAAACAAGGCAGGTCGTAAGTCGGAAAAGGCTTATCAACTGGCTAAAGCATCGGCTGAGATCAAGCGTGATCTGGAGACTATCCTGACCGCTAACCAAGGTCGTAACGCTGGTACTACGACTATTGCTCGTCGTATGGGTTCGCTGCTGTCATGGATCAAGACCAATAGCTCGGTAGGTTCGGGCGGTTCTGATCCTGCGACTATCGGTGTATCGACTCGTACCGATGGCACTCAGCGTACTTTCACCGAAGCTCTGCTGAAAACCGTTGTTGCAGAGGTGTTTGAGTCGGGTGGCTCACCTAAGATTCTGATGGTTGGTTCGGCTGGTAAGCAGAAGGTTTCGACCTTTGCTGGTATCGCACAACAGCGTTACATGGCTCCGTCGAATACCCCTACTACCATCATTGGCGCGGCTGATGTTTATTTGAGCGACTTCGGCACGATGCAGGTCATACCTCAAAGATTCATGAGAAATCGTGAAGCTCTGGTACTCGATCCAGAATACGCAGCACTAGCGTATCTGCGTCCGTTCCAGACTAACGATCTGGCTAAGACTGGTGACTCTGAGAATACTCAGTTGCTGGCTGAAGTCACTCTGGAAGTTAAGAACGAAGCAGCACATGGCATTATCGCTGACTTGGATATGTCGCTGTAATTAGTAGCAAATCCTCCTAGCCTACGGGCTAGGGGGAACTACGAAAGGATTTATGAGTAACCAGATACGGACTCAAACAGTATATGAGGACGGTGACGGCGGGATTGTCATCGAGACGAAGCAGGATGTAACCGAGATCATTGAGGCTAACAAGGCTCAGTTAGATTTCGATAAAGCTAGAACTGGACATCTAAACGATCTGCACCATGTAGCCAGAATACCTTTCACGGTTATTGATGTACTTAACCAGATGGGGATTATGAGAGGCTTTCATATTGTAGATGACGTTGGATTTGCCAAGTGGCTGAATGATCCTGATAATGCTGTCTGGAAAACGTATCGAGGTACAGTATGAGAGTTGGTGTTTGCGTTCCTGCAAGGGATGAGGTTCACACGGCATTTGCGTTCGACTTTGCGAAGATGGCTGCACATGATGCGTCTGTCCGGTGCAAGGATGGTAAGGGTGGTTTAAGCCTTTACACGATGCCGGGAACGCTGATATTTGACCAGCGTGAGAAGTTGGCAGAGGTAGCGTTGAAAGAGGGCTGTGATGCGTTGTTCTTTGTGGACAGCGATATGCGGTTTCCTCCTGACATCATTACTATTCTGCTGAGTCGTGAAGTGCCTATCGTTGGCGTTAATGCGACTACGAGAAGGAAGCCTGTAACACCTACGGCTAAGATGATGACGAAGTATATGGACGGTGAGACGTTAGTCCATAAATGGGAGAACATCGATAGTCGTGGTAAAGAGGGTATTGAGGAAGTTACAGCGATTGGCTTTGGTGCTGTACTGATCCGCAAAGAAGTATTTGAAAAGACTGGCAGACCTTGGTTTGATGCTGGATGGGGTAAGAATGGAGTCTGTGGCGAGGATGTTTATTTCTGCGTCAAGGCTGCATCAGAGGGATTCCCGACCTACGTTGACCATGAACTGTCCATGCACATTCGACACATAGGAACCTATGAGTACGGATGGAAAGATTTTGAGCAATTAGAGGAATGATATGCCGTTTACTTCCTATTCGGACTTAAAGACTACGGTAGCAAGCTATCTAGCCCGTAGTGATTTGACAACCGTCATTCCTGATTTTGTCCGACTAGCAGAAGAACGGCTAAGACGAGACATTCGGACTCGTCAGATGCTTGTAGTTGCCATAGCGACAACGACTGGCGGTGGTTCTACGGTTGGCTTACCGACTGACTTCTTAGAGATGCGCGATGTACATCTAAACACTATGCCGGTGTTTACGTTGCGCTACAAGGCTCCTAATAGCTTCTATGAGACTGCAAGGACTACCGAGAGTGGTAGACCTGTGGACTACACGATTCTCGGCTCAGAGATTCAGTTAGCACCAATTCCTGATACCACTTATACGTTGCAAATGTTGTATTACTCTAAGCCTACGCTGTTGAGTGATGCGAATACGAGCAATGTATTCCTAGCGAACTATCCTGATGCTTTGTTATATGCGTCGTTAGGGGAAGCAGAGCCGTATCTGATGAATGATGCAAGATTGCAAACATGGTCTGCTTTGTATGATCGTGCGATTAGTGCTATTAACACATCAGATCAATCAAGTGAGTATAGTGGTCAACCTATGTCAATGTCTTATAACGTGAGGTGAAATCATGGCAGAAATGTCGAATTATCTTGAGAACGCGCTGATTAACGCTACTCTACGAAATACAGCTTTTACAAGTCCTACTGTTGTTTATCTGGCTTTGTACACGACTGATCCAACGGATGCGGATACTGGAACTGAGGTTTCAGGTGGTTCGTATGCTCGTCAGTCGATTACGTTTGGTGCGCCTAGTAATGGCGTATCTACGAACTCGGCTGCGATTGAATTCCCACAGGCTACAGGCTCATGGGGAACGATTACTCATGTGGCTATTCGTGATGCGTTGACCACAGGCAATATGCTGTATCACACGCCACTAGATGCTTCTAAGACGATTGCTTCTGGTGATATTTTCCGTATTGCTATTGGTAGCTTGAGTGTAACTCTGGCATAAGGATAGATCATGCCTTTAGTCGTAAAGGACAGGATCAGGGAAACGAGTACCACAGCGGGTACAGGTACGTTGACCTTAGCGGGTGCTGTATCTGGATTCCGTTCGTTTGCGGATATTGGCAATGGCAACACAACGTATTACGCCATTGTTGATTCCACAGCGGGTACTTGGGAAGTTGGGATCGGTACTTATACGGCTTCTGGCACTACCTTAGCTAGAACTACGATTCTCTCTAACTCCTCTGGTACTACGGCTGCAATTAACTTTGCGGCTAATAGTAAGGATGTATTTGTAACGTATCCGTCTAGTAAGGCTGTCTATGGCGATGCTTCAGATATAGCTTATGAGGCATCTTTTGCTGCGTCTAACGGTATTTATCTAAATGCTAATACTGTAGCGACATCTTTGACATTGCCAACGAATTACAACGGTCTGAGTTCTGGAAACGTCACATTGAATACTGGCGTGACGGTAACGGTTCCGACTGGTGCTAGATGGGTGATTGTCTAAATGTTCGGTATCAGCGCATTTGCTCAAACTCCTTATTCCTCGTTAGCGGGGTCTACGCAGTTTGGTAGTGCGAGTATTGACGGAACAGCGACAGTTACCGCTAATGGTATTCGGGTCGCATTAGGCAATGCAGCAATATCTAGTACGGCTACGGTTACTGCGGTTGGCATCAGGGTTCAAACTGGTGTTGCGAATGTCAACGGCACAGCAACAGTTACTGCGGCTGGTATAAGAATCCAGTTAGCATCGGCTGCTGTTAGTGGATCAGCTACTGTTACTGCTAATGCGATTAGGGTACGGCTTGGCAATGCTGTTGTTAATGGAACCGCAACGGTATCAGCAAATGCAATTCGTATCCAATTTGGCAATGCAGCGGTAACAGGCAATGCTACGGTTACTGCGGCTGGTAGCAGGGTGCAATTCGGTGCTGGTGTATTTATTACATCAGCTACGGTTACGGCAGCGGGTATTCGAGTTGCGCTAGGAACTGCTGCGGTAAGTGCTACGGGTGCGTTCTCAGCTAATGCGATTCGAGTACGGCTAGGTAATGCGGCTGTCAACGGAACAGCTACGGTTACGGCTAATGCCATCAGGATTCAATTCGCTGCTGCTGCGGTTAATGCAACAGGAACGGTCACAGCTAACGGTATCAGAGTTCAGTTAGGTGCTGGTTCTGTTAATGGAATAGCGACGTTTACCGCTAATGGTGGCTTAGTCATTGCTGGTGTTGCATCAGTTAATGGACTTGCAACAGTTACAGCGAATGGTGTTGGTGTCTTTGCTGGCAATGCGGCAGTTACAGGCAATGCAACATTTACGGCGAATGGTAGAAGGGTGCAGTTTGGCAATGCGGCTGTTGTCACAACTACAACAGTTACAGCGAATGGCATTAGAGTTCGACTAGGTAATGCGAATGTCTATGCTGAAGCAACATTTACGGCTATTGGTGGCGTTCTTTACGATGGTACTGCTCACGTTGAATGTGAGGCAATAGTCGGATGCGTTCCTAATGCGACATTTGCTGGAATTGCCTCTGTTAATGCTGTAGCTCTGTTAGTTGCCAATGGTGGCATTATTGGTGAGGAATGGTCGGATGTTATTCCAGAAGCTAATACATGGACTGAGCAGACACCTGACAGTAATACTTGGACTCAAGTAACTGCTGGATCAAATAACTGGGATGTCGTAGCGGCTAATAGCAATACATGGACTCAGGTGGCAGGATCAACGAATAGCTGGACGAGACAATAATGGCTAAATCAAAGATTATGTTTGGTGAGTGGTTACCAGATCAACCCGGAGTTTCAGGGGCTGTAACGGATGCTGTGAACTGTTATCCGGTTACTAACGGTTATGCGCCATTTCAGGGTGAGGCTAATTACTCGAATACCGCTGGTGCTGAGTTGCTAACGAGTTTCGCTGGTCGGTTTGGTAGCGTAATTACGGTATTTGCGGCTAGTGCTTCTAACCT